AAATAGTAAAAGTGGCTAACTGTTTTTAACAAAAAAATAAGTGGCTAACTATGTGGCTAACCGCAAACACAAACCTATATATATCCTCATTTTTAGGGGTAAAATGTCAGGCTCATAACCTGAAGGTCGTAGGTTCAAATCCTACCCCCGCAACCAACTATTCAATAAAATCAATGACTTACACAACCTCAAAGATTTCGGTTTTTGAGGTTTTTTTGCGTTTTAAGCCTGATAACGATCACAGAGTGGCTAACAAAGTGGCTAACAGTCGTCAGGTTTATTTCCCTTTTTTTGAAATAATAGTTGCATAATAAGTATAATAGTGCATTATATAGGAATACGATTTGTTTTAGAGTGGGTAACATAAAAAAGTCTAAAATAAAAAAGTGGCTAACTTTAAAGAGGAGAAAAAATCATGCAGAACAAACATAGAACAATTTCACAGATAATTTTGGGAGCAAACTAATGGAACTCAAGGATATGACAGATCAAGCTAAGTGGGATGTTTTTAAAGGCGATTTACATGGCAGTTCATGGAAGTGGGTTGCAAGATATGACGGCAAAGTTATTTCTACATTTCCTATTAAAAGGGTCGCATTAGAATTTGTCGCACAATATGTAGAGGGAGCAAACTAATGGCTAATTATTTTGTTGGTGATATCAAACCTTATATAATTGTGGCTAAAAATTATAAAGGTTTCCAGTTTCGTTATAAATCAGCGACTATGAAGTCATATGGCAGAAAGATAGCTGTTAACAAAAAAGATCTTCAGTCTATTAGAAAAGCTATGATTTCTGACTTTGAAAATCATGTAACAAAGATTGAAGTTGCATTGTTTGAGGACATTACAAAGATTGCCTTAGAAAAGCGACTAGATGCAGTTGGAAGGAAAGTTAATGGTATCAGGCAAAGGTCATATGATAATGATGAGAGGCATCTAAGACTTCACCTAACACCTTTTTTTAAGGGTGTTAGCATCAAAGATATTACCACTGGTAAGATTAACAGTTTCATTGATGATTGTGCTAATAAGGATTTGTCTGCTAAATCAATCAGGCATTGTGTGCAAACTTTAAATATGGTTATGAAATTTGCAGTTGATCAGGGCTATATTTCTAGAAATCCTTGTAACTCTGACGATAGAAAAGAGATTAAGGGTGCTGTGCATGAGAGAGGCGGTTATTCACATGACCATATAGCCAGTATATTAAAGGTCGAAAAGACTTTATATCTAGATACATTTATAGCCTTCTCAGCCTTTACGGGAGTGTCAGCTAATGAGCTTCAGGGTTTACAGTGGCAAGACATTAACTTCAATAAGTCTGAGGTGACTATTAGCAGAAACGTCTACAGATATGATACTCAGGAACTTAAAAATAATTTTAGAGAAAGAATTTTAGGTTTGCCTTCTCACGTTATGACATTGCTCAAAAAGTGGAAGTTAAATTCACATTGTGATTTATGGGTTTTTCCTAATGCTAGTGGTAAAAAACCATTTGAGCAAAATGCTATGAGAAAATTAATTACGACTGTCTGTAAGCACGCAGGAGTGCCTGACTATGGCATTGGTGGTTTTAGGAAGTACTTTAACACTTCTATGATTGGTGAAGTGCCTGATCATATTAGGAAGGCTAGAATGGGTCACTCAAAGAACTCTAAGACTGCTGAGGTTCACTACACTGTTATTGATTTAGAGCAGGCTAGAAGCCCAATGCAAGCTGAGAAAATATTGCAGAAATTGTTAGGCTAGATATCGTCTATAATGTTTCTGCTATAGATATATGTACCCCCTCTTTTATTCTTGAGGGGTGGCTCGCTTTCAACTTCAACATTCTGATCAGACCAATCATCTTCAGGTAGGTCTTTGTTTTTCTCTCGTAATTCATCAAATATTTTACTGACTTCATAGTTGCCATCTCTTCGCATCTCATGGCAGTTTGGACACATAAAAGGCTTTAGACGTTTGTGCATACTCGGTGGCATTTCTTTCCCACATAATTTGCAAAAGTCAAAGGGATTTGAACTCATCTTCTAACCTTTTCCGCTCAAATCTAAAATCATCAAAACATTTATGTCCGCAGAATATATTTTTTTTAGCATTGGCTAATCCTGCATACCGCCAATCAAAAGCCTTACCGCACTGCTCACATTTATCCATCAGTGGTGTTTGTGATATCGTTGGTCTTGTCGGTTTTTTCCATCGGCTCATTTTCACAAGTTCCTGAACAACAATCTACAGCTACACGAAATTGACAAATTGAACATTTCTCAATCGACCCCATATTTATAGGTCGCCATGCTGATTTGCACATTGGACACACTTCCATCACTCACTCCTTTTGTATCTATAACCATCTCTCGCAGAACCTTTTTTATACTGATAATTCGTGGTTTTGATCACCTCAGATAGCGGTGATATGCCATAGTTCACAAAGGTAGGATTAATAGTTACCTTACCCTCTTTGTCGCTGTCTCCATTTGGATGATCTTCAAACATCATTTCGTCTTCAGCTATGACTGGCTTTTTTCTTTGAAGCTGTTTGCATATAGTCCTGATAGCACTGCTGCCACTGGATAATTCGTATCGACATTGACTGCACGTTTTAGGACTATCCCGCCTTTGTCTTGATTTTCTCAGGGGCTTACCGCAATGACCGCAGTTAGAAAATTCTTCATTATCTTTTTCTATTTGCTCTTTAGTCCTGCGAAGTGTTGGTTGAGGTTTACTCATCTTCAGTTTTCTCCACAGCTAATTCTCCTGCAAGTGCCACATATCCAATGGCATCCACAAAACTATCTTTGGCATTTTCGTGGTCAAAAGAAATTCTAGATATCTTTAGCAAAGCCATCATTATGCCGACATCGTGCATCTTAATCTCATGCCCCAAATAGCTACTCCATAAAGTAGCTATCCGAGCAAAGTTATCTGAGGCATCGCCATAGTTTTGATGACGATCCCCATTGATAAGTTCATCAGCTTCCTGAATTAATTGACTTCGATCAGAAAGGAATTTCATCATTTAACTCTGTAGAATTAGCTAAAGTTTGACCGCCTGCATTGACCTTTGTTGGGTCTGCTTTGACTAGCTTGCCTGCAATCCAATTGTCATTTTTCTGATAAACATTGGCATAAAATATTTCACCATTAATGACTAGCTTGCCATTATAGTCTGAGTGCCAATCCTCAGTCTTACGATCATTTTTGTTTATGGAAATAGTTAGCTCATCCACTCCATATTTTATCATTGGTTTATTATTATCCATTTAGTTCTCCTTTTCTTTTTTTGAATAATTCTTTTATTGCCTCATCCGAAGGCTTGAGCCTTTTCCACAAATCTTCTAAATCAGCAACAGTATCGGCAGTGTTAATTTGATCTTCCACTGCTAAATCCCAACCCAAAGCACTCAGGGCATCGTTATCGGCAGTTGGAATACTAAACGAACTCAGAATGGAATACCTACGAGCATAACTTACCCCGCCGAAGAATTTATGTGGGTCGTTATAATCTTTGCATTTTATAGGAGTTCTATCAGTTATCGTTTCCCCTGAACTGTGCATGATTATTGTAGAGACAAAGTACTCACCATTTTCAAAATTAATGTTTTGAGTAAAAGTTAAATCAAATTCTACTGCCTTCCTGCAAACAGTTATGGCATCTTCTAAAGAAGTATATGTCGATGACTTGTTGCCTTTTTTAAAAAAACTATTCTCCGCCTTCTCTTCAGCAAAAGGTCTCGTCTTATGAAATGCAATAAGTGCCTTTACTAATTGTGAGCCTGCCCCGATAGGCTTGGAGGAGGTGTTACCTATCGGAGCAGTGTGATCTTCAGTTTTTGTGGGAGCATCTGAAGATCTTAATTTTGGTTTTGGAATTATGTTTCCTAATTGTTGCATAGTGTAATCCTTTTACTGTTATTTTTTGCGACTTTGACTTGTATGCCATGACCAAATGCTTCACTCGCATTTTTGGGTACTAGCTTTTTAATTTTGCTTTCAGCATCCTTGAATATTTCATTAGCCCCTAAAGTCTGAATATATTGTTCTGCAAATGCCTTCCATTTAGGATCTGCCTGCATATCTACTGGCACTTTATCCTCTTGAGGGATTGGTATTTCAGCGGTTGGAATGTCGGTTGGTTCTATGTCTAACTCGATACATCCCATAAACCACTTAGCCACGTTGATTAATTTTTCTTGAAAATCACGATCAATTTTAATCTCATGTAAGGCAGGCTGATCACCGCCTTTAATAAAAGATAGCAAGCCATATGGACATTTCTTGCCAGTAGTTTCCTCAATAAGATATGCGTTCCAGTGGATCTGAGGGCTATAGTATCTAACTAAGCGAGGGATTACGTCTTTATATTCCTCATCTCTTTTAGGTCGCCCCATAGTGAATTTAGCATCAATGACTGCCAATCTATTCTTGTAGCCTTTAACGACACCATCAACAGTACACCGCATAAATGGATACTTCTTGCCATTAAAAACTTTTTGGCGGTCAATTATAGGTAAATCTAAATAATGCTCAGTCCATTCAAGATTAGCTTCTTCAGTGATATGCCCCATAATCACTGCCCAAACCATTGTTAGATCATCGGGTTGTATCTTGCCAGTCTTTTGCTGAAACAGTTTTAAAATTCGCTCAGGATCTCCTGAAGCTAAGGTGGTTATATCGCTACCACCAATCGTACTTTGACGTTCAGATAAACTTTTTGTGTCTAATCCAAACTTATCAAAAAATGGATATGCCATAGGTTATCTCCTCCTAATTCATAGAAGAGGTTATACCTTATTGGCATATATTGCAATATATTTTATTCTATATTAGATCTAGATCCGACTATTTTATGGATAGCAACAATGTCTGAATTTTTGAAAACTTCAGTATTGTTAGGACTAAGGGTTGATAGCTTGTATTGTCTATCAGTAACCTCAGTTACTTTTCTAATTAGCCCAACAGTGCGGTCACCTGATTTTATTTGCACCACAACAAAATCTTTTTCTTTGACTTGCAGTGATGGATCTACAAATAAAATTTCACCATAAAAATATCTTTGCTCCATATTATTCGATAGCATGAAGCAGGCATAAGCTGTTGGAACACCTAATAAATAGTCAGGTCTTGCACAATGGGTGAACATCTTTTTCTGCACCTGAAAGCCTTCACCGCCATTTGCTAGTGGCAAGCCAAACATAGGCAAGTCCTCAAGTGGTGGCATCTTTTGTGCTTCCATAGGTTTTTTATACATAGGTGATGCGGTGTTAAATACCCGATCTTCGTCAACTCCAAAAAATTCTAGCAGTTTATCTAAATGGATACCTAATTTTCTATCACCTCGCTCCATCTTACTATATTCAGATTGAACTACCCCGATAGCTTCAGACACCTCTTTTTGTTGAAGTCCTTTATTAGACCTCAAAACATAAAGGTTATTTGGAAATTTCATGTTGGTTTATTAGCTCCCTTAACAAAAAAAATTGATATATTATTTGCGGTATTAATTCAATTTAATTGTTAGTAGGCGGTGCGATTGGAGGGTTATCCCATGCGTTTAAACTGGCAAGCCTATTTTGAGTTTCAGCTTTTTTATGAATTAGTTTTAAACATCGTGGTTTTCTTTTGATTACTTTCATTTTGCTCCCCTTATTATTTTAACCTCGTTGTACAAGCCACGCAACGAGCAAGTCCTAACAGGAATATATAACCATAAGGCAAGAATATATAAAAGCAATATATTTTTTATTAATTTGTTAAATGTATTGACTGCTTGAAATAAATAATGCTAGTACTATGCTAATTAGGCATATTATAGCTAAACAACATATGGACTATTGCAAGTGAAATTATCACAATATCTTGTAAAAAATGGAATATCTCAAAAAGAATTATCTGATCTACTAAAAGTTTCGCAACCAACAATTCATAAGTGGCTTTATGGCAAATCTTTGCCTTCAGCAAGAAAAATGTTGGCAATTCATACCTTCACAAAAGGCAAAGTTAATCTTCAAGATTGGAAAATGTAATGGGAAAATTTTCAAGAGATAAAGGTTATCGGGTCGAAAATAATCTCAGGAAGCAGGCTTTATTGCACGAAGATATTGAGGCAATAAGAGTTCCCCTTAGTGGTGGCGGTAGCATTAAATCAGACTTGATTGTCAATAAGACTGGTGAAGATAAGTGGAATTTAGAGGTCAAGTGCAGGGCAAGTGGATTTAAATCTATTTATGACTGGTTTGAGGGCAATGATGGATTGGTTATTAAAGCCGATAATAAGAAGGCTTTAGTTGTCATAGATTATGATGATTTTTTGGAGTTAGTGGCTAGACGATGAAGGTTACCTTGCTTGATTATGAAATGGCTCAGGGGGCAAATACTGGTTCTCTTCGGCACATTGGAGCAATCAAGAGAGGCTACAAAAATAAGACGAAATTACAGTCCAGTTGGAACAGTCACATTGAGGGTGCTTGCGGTGAGATAGCTGTAAGTAAGGCTATGGGAAAGTATTGGGGTGGCTCAATAAATACGTTTAAGGAAGGCGGGGATATTGATGGCACTGGTTGGGAGGTAAGGACAAGAAGTAAACAAGGTTATGACTTAATCTTGCGGGATGATGACCCTAAAGATAGGGTTTATTTCCTCGTAGTGGGAGTTTGTCCAACCTATGAGATTAAGGGTTGGATTAAGGGTGGCGAAGGTATGTTAGATAGGTTCGTCAATGATTATGGAGATTATGGGAAGGCATATTTTGTGCCTGAAAGTTTCCTCAACAAAATAACAGAAATGGAGGGTCTTATATGAGTATAGAAGCATTAGGTTGGGGTATGAAACAGCGGGTTGGTGAGCCAACAGCGAAGTTGATATTGATAATTTTGTGTGATTTATATAACGACAAATATGGCTGTGCATTTCCCTCTCAGGAATATATTTCTGAGACTGCTAATTGCTCAGTTAGGACAATACAAAGACATATGGATGTACTTGTTGAAGGTGGTTTTATTGAGATAATAAAGCGACCAAATCAGGTCAATAAATACCTTATTTCAGGTATGAAAAATGGAAGCGACAGATTGTCACCTACTAAAATGGATGCGACAGATTGTCGTGTCGGAAGCGACAACGTTGTCACACGATCCTATAACTTATCTCTTAATACTTCTATATCTAAAGATATAGAAGGCACAGATAGAGATTTTGATAATGAAATTTATCAATTGAAGTATGAAAAGGTGTTTAAAGTTCATAAGGAATTTTTAGTCCAAAAAGGGGTCAGCAAAAGTGAGGCAGGAAAGATTGTCGGCACTATGATGAAGCGGTTAGGTCAGAATGGATTAAGTAAAGATCAGCAAGTTGATAAGGTTGATGAAATATTTAAATCCATTAAGGCAAGTCCAGTGGCTGATATTAAAAGTTATTTATTTGGGGCAGTTCAGAAAAAAGAGCAAAAGCCAAAAGAATTATCCGATAAGCAGAAGGGATATATTCAGAGTGTCATAGATCAGGTTTACAAGAAGAAGGATAGTCCAAGTTATGTAGGTACTGATTTTAACAAGCTGAGGGAGCGATGTGAGAAGGCAATGCTTGAGGGCAAGATGCAGTCTATTTTGGATGAGTATGATATTCGATGAGAAAGAAGAAAGTACCAAAAGAGGAAAGAGTTTTACCTACTCCTGAGTTTCTTCAGAAGCATGAAGTTGTTGAGAAGGAGACAAAGAGAGCGGGTGAGAAGTTATTATATGTTACTGATCAGTTGTGGATTGATACCTATTTTAAGAAGGGTGTTATTAGTTATGATCAGTATCAGACTGCTCAGAGGTTATTGGGTTTGTATATGGCTGCAGGTCGAAATCAGAAGCTAACAGCGACATTATCGGATAGGTTGGGCGGTACTAGTCTAAGTGGGGATTATGATCGATCTGAGGTCGCTATGATGGATTTTATTAAGGTTGCTAGAAGGATGGGTAAGAGGAGTTTTAGTATTGTGCAGGATGTCGTGTTACATAACTATTCGGCTAAGGAGTGGGCAATAAAAAACCGCAGAAACGAGAAAGCCTCTGCGGAGATTTTAAGGTTGAGTTTAGACGATCTAGAGGATGCCTTTAAGAAACTCTCCTGATTTGGTGGTGATTATCTATGTCATCGTTCAGTTCGTCTAGAAGGCTTTTGAATGATGTTAGACGTCTTGTAAGGTCGTTACAGTGCCTTCTTGATAGCTCGTCTTCTAAGAACTCTATGTTTCGCTTTGTGTAGTCTCTGACTAGCTGAAGGTCAAATAGGTTATAGATCTTCTTCATTAGCTGAATACCACTAAAGCTAAGTAGGCAGTTCCAAACATCATTACAAGGAAGGATATTTCGGCTAAACAAGTTAAAAAGAATTTCATAGGTTTCTCCAATATTAAATTACTTATTGGGTATATAGTGCATTATATTGGAATATATGTAAAGAGGTATTGCATATAAGATCTGTCTGTAGTACAACTTGTATATGATTGAATTAATTGGCACTAGATGTAGTGTTTAGCCTTACAGAGATGTAAGGTTTTTTTATTTGTGGATGAAATTTTATGAGTAGAAAATATCGTGAAGATGAATGGGTTGAGTTTCTCAAGAGGATTGGGGAAGGAAGATCTGCGAGGGATGTTTGTCATAATGATAAGGATATGCCGAGTTGGAGAACTGTATCTGAGAAGCTGAATAGTGATAATGGGTTTGCTAGTCGATATGCTTTGGCTATGGAGAATAGAGGTCAGGTATATGCAGATAAGATTACTGAGACTGTTAATGATATGTTGGAAGGCAGGATAGATTATAATCAGGCTAGAGTGGCGATAGATGCGTTGAAGTGGCAGTCAGCTAAGTTAGCACCGAAGAAGTTTGGTGATGTGCATAGGATGGAAGTGAAGCATGAGGCAAGTTATTTGGATGCTTTGAAGGAGGTAAGTAAGGTGGTTGAGGGGGAAGAAACTACACTACCGAATACGATACGCACACGCAAGGAAGCTGAGAAAAAGGATACAATTCAATAGGTCGTTACATAACTGACCTGACGAAACACGTTGATATACAACGATTACAGCTAAGGTTAGCCACTTTGTTAGCCACATTTAATATTTATTTTACATTTTTGTAGGGATATTGCTCTACACCCCCCCCTTCTGATTTAGGCAGGGGGTGGTGATAGATATATATACCCCTCTCAATCGGTACTGCGAGATCCCCCTTATCTTGCAGGGGCAAGGGGCGGGCATTTGAGTAACACCACTGAGACACTACTAAAATTACGCAACGATCCAGTTCTATTCGTTGAAGCTATATTGAAAGCCACCCCCCAAAAGTGGCAGAAGGAAGCCTTAATAGGCATCCGAGATAATGATAAAATTGCGATAAAGTCAGGTCATGGAGTTGGCAAAACCGCCTTCCAGTCATGGCTGATACTTTGGTGGATGTTAACCCACTACCCTTGCAAGATAGCGATTACTGCCAACACTGCTCACCAGTTGAGCGATGTATTATGGTCTGAGGTCGATAAGTGGTATAGGAGGCTTCCTGAGGGCTTTAAGAGCCAACTAGAGATCAAGTCTGACAAGATCTCATTAAAGGGTGCTTCTGACAGCTTTGCTGTTGCAAGAACGAGTAGACGTGAGAACCCTGAGGCATTGCAGGGCTTTCACAGCGAGAATATGCTGTTTATATGCGAAGAGGCTTCGGGTATCCCTGATGTCGTCTTTCAGGTTGGTGAAGGTGCTTTATCGACTGAGGGTGCTAAGGTTGTCATGTGTGGTAACCCCACTAGATCTGATGGATATTTCTATGAAGCCTTCCATTCGATGCGAGATCGTTGGTTTAACCTGACTGTTTCGTGTGAGGATGGGGAATATGTATCCGACAAGTTTTTGGAAGATATGAGATCGAAATATGGCGAAGATAGCAATATTTATAAGGTTCGTGTTTTAGGCGAGTTCCCTACCCAATCTGACGATGTTTTATTACCACTTCATTTAGTGGAAGGGGCAACAAAGAGAGATATTGAGGCATCCCCCATGACCCCCGTTATTTGGGGATTGGATGTTGCGAGATATGGAAATGATAGATCTGCCTTAGCTAAAAGAAGGGGGCAGGAGCTATTAGAGCCGATTAAGACGTGGTCACAAAAAGATTTGATGGAAATGGCGGGTATTATCCTCACTGAGTATGAGGCTGTTAGGTATAGTGACAGACCTATAGCGATTTACATTGATGCGATTGGTATTGGTGCAGGACTAGCTGATAGGTTGAAGGAGTTAGGATTGCCTTCGGTATCGATTGCGGTATCTGAGAGTGCATCGCTAAGGGATAAGTTCACCCGTTTAAGGGATGAATTGTTTTGGAATTGTCGTGAGTGGTTTGAGGGAAGAGATGTTCACATACCGCAAGATGACAATCTAATTCAGGAGATTACAGGTATTCGTTACAAATATCTCTCTACTGGCAAATTAAAGATCGAGAGCAAGGATGAGATGAAACGCAGGGGTCAGAGATCGCCTGACGTTGCCGATGCTTTTGTTTTGACGTTTGCAGATCAGGGAGCATTAGCTTCAGGAGCAATGAGTAGATGGAACAGTCGGAAGACGATAAAGACAAACAGTGCGTGGATAACGTAGTCAAGTTTCCTGATAGGGATGAGAAAGTGACTTATGTCAGCCCTGAGAAGGAAGAGGACTTTGGTTATGCTCTAGAGATGTTCTGCACTATGGCGAATGGTGTTCATGTGTCCAACAACCTTAGTTGGCAGGATATAATGATTGCGATGACAGTTGCGACTGCAAATTGTGGTGCAAAGGCGGATTTGTCTGAGGGTCAGTTTATTGAGTATTTAAAGAGAATAGAAGCAGGCGAGTTTAATGAGTGATCCAAAATTAAAAAAATTAGGATTGACAAAGTATAATCAGCCTAAACGCACCCCCAATCACAAGACAAAGTCTCATGTGGTTGTTGCCAAAGTTGGTGACAAAACTAAGACAATTAGGTTTGGTCAGCAGGGTGTTAAAGGTGCAGGCAGTAATCCAAAGACTAAGGCGGAGAAGATGAGGAAGAAAAGCTATTATGCAAGGCATGATGCTCAAGATCCTAATCCTACTAAGTTTAGTGCGAGATACTGGTCACATAAGACTAAGTGGGCTTAGATATGCAACAAGGTTTATTATCGGCATTTAACCCATCTGATGCACTCCCCGCTCCACGTTATACGGGAATGTTACTCCCTATTGAGAGGGATATGTATGGCACTAAGGGCAACTTTGAGTTGGCTGTGCCTCAGTTTTTGCAGGATGCCTATAGCGGAATAAATAAGTTTGGTCAGGCATTTAGAGGTGAATTAAGTCCTCAAGAACTACAGCAATTAGCCTTTGATACGTCTATGAACGTAACTGGCGGATCTTTATTGGGTTCAAGAGTTATCCCAAATGCACTCCCGCAGGGTGCGTTGGGCATGAACATGATGCGACCACTAACGAAGGATCAAATAGATCCTTTAGGTTTTGGTAGCACAAAGGGTTTATTAACTAGACCTTTAACTGAAACTAATATTGGTATTACCAAAGATGTTGATTTAATTCCTGAAAAAAAAATATCTATTGAAGATTTGCAGGGGTCTGTTTTGTTTCCTCTAATAGGTGACCAAAGTGCCACTGGACTACTGGTAAATTCGATTGATGACAGAGTTTTTAAAAATCCAGTTAAGTTAGAAGGTGGCGCAAATTTTATGAGAGGTGCTTCACAAAAAGCTGAAGGATCAGCTTGGGCATCAGGAAAAAGTGTAATATCAGATATTAATAATAGGGTAAAAAGAGTTGCGGAAGAAACTGGTTTGCCAGTGAAAATGATATACACAGCTATGGGTAAGGATGCAGTGGATTTTGCTACATTTCCTGCCTCAGTTTTAGCAGAACAAATTCCTTTTTCAAAAATATTTAAAAAAGATATTAAGTCTTTTAATGACAAGATGAAGGCAAATATAAAAATTAGCGGTGATGCACATAAGCCAGTGGAAGATTTTATTGGGGTGGAAAGTCCAAATTTAAGATCTTATTTAGAAACTGCGTCTGCAAAGGTAAGAAAAAAGTTTGTCAAATTAATGGATACTGCACCTTACCAAAATGTAGGATTTCCAAGTGTAGCAAAAGCAAGGTATGCGGTCACTGATGATGCATTAAAAAATGCCTTGTCAGGAGATACTGGACTAGTCATAGCAAGTCCAAAATTGGATAAGTTGCCAACTGACAATCCTTTAGTTCCGCATAGTTCATATCCAACTCAAATGTATGGTGATTATGTGGGTGGTTTAAATAAATCCATACCGAGAAATATTCTTTTTAGGGATTTCTTTGATGCTTTGTCAACTCAAAGAGATAAAAGCGGTAATTTGTTAAAGCCATCAATGAAAGATTATAGTTTTAGAATGAATTTTCCAACTCAAGAAGTAGATCAGCAGTTGGTTGACACGATAATGAATTATTCACTGCTAAAAAGATAAGGGGAACGATATGCAACATTGTGATGTTTGCACTTACGAGTGGAAATGTACTGCTCGATGCAAGTGTTTATTGGGCAAAATTAAGCCTGAAGAGATTGAGGTTGAAATGCCTAAGCCTATTCCAGTTAAGACCACTAGAGGGGTGACTATGAGTAATGTCGTTCCGCTAAAGAAAAAAGGAAGGAAAAAGAAAGATGCCTAATATCGGTGGAAAGAAGTTCCCTTACACAAAAGAGGGTATGAAAAAAGCTAGTGCTTACAAAGCCAAAGTTAAAAAGAAAGTTAAGAAGAAGTCCAAATGATTGTCAGGTTTTATCGTAGACCCAAAAAGCAAAGCCCAATATTAGAGTTGGTTACTTGTGAGGGTTGTGTAACTCCTAAGTTATGTAAAAGAAGTGGAAAATGTGATGTCGATGATGAAGTCCAAAAAAAACGCACCGATATGGAAAAAGAAAAGACCGAAGTCATTGAAAAAATCCACCCCCCTATCCAAAAACCAAGTCGCCTCAGCCAAACAAAGAGCCAAAAAAGCAGGAAGAAAGTATCCTAATTTAGTGGACAATATGGCAGTCGCAAGGAAGAAAAAATAATGGCAAAAATGACAGATGAAAGATTGGGTTCAATTATCCAGTCTGAAATAACCGATAGTCAAAACCATTTTGAAACTGAGTATTCGTCTGACCGACTAAAGGCTATTGATTACTATTTAGGAGAGCCATTTGGCAATGAGGTCGAAGGCAGGAGTTCTGTAGTATCCACTGACTTTGCTGATGCCATAGAGCAGATTATGCCTTCCCTAATGCGTATTTTTACCAGTTCTGATAAGTATGTAAGATATGCTCCGAGAACTGCTGAGGATGTAGATAGAGCCGAACAGCTTACAGATTATGTGAATTACATAATCAACAACGACAATGACGGCTATAGGATCATGTATAACTGGTTCAAAGACAGCCTCATGTTTAAATTAGGTGTTGTTAAGTATTGTTGGGATGAGACATCTACAGTTCAGGAAGAAGAATATGAGGGGCTAACCGAAGAAGAACTAGCCTTATTACTGGCTAATCCCGATATTGAAGTTGTTGAAAGACAAGAGAACTACACCACTGTTATTAACGATATGGGTGAAGAGGTTCAGGTTCTAAATAGTTTTGATCTAAAGGTTAAGATCACTAAGAAGTCAGGCAAGATTAAGATTGAGAATGTACCGCCTGAAGAGTTCTTATTTAACCGCAGGGCTAAGTCTTTAGAGGACTGCTACTTCATGTGTCACAAGACAACTATGTCTGTAAGTGATTTAGTGTCTATGGGGTATGATAGAAAACTTATTGAAGATAATGCGGGTATGATTGATGGCGACATTGACGAAGAAAGACAAAGACGTTTTGAAGATCTAGAAAGTCAGTCAGGCAATGATCCAGTAGACCCTTCTCAACATGAGGTTGTGGTACATGATATCACAATGAAGGTTGACTATGATGACGATGGCATTGCTGAGATGCGTAGGATTTTGTCTATTGGTGATGGCGGTGATGTCATATTAGAAAATGAAGTTGTAGATTACATTCCATTCGCAGTTATATCACCAATACTTATGCCACATAGACTTGTGGGAAGATCTTTATTCGATCTAACACAAGACTTGCAGACAATTAAATCAACATTGTTAAGACAATATCTTGACAGCACATATCACTCAGTATTGCCGAGAATGGTGGCTGTCGAAGGTCAGGTTAATCTTGACGATTTATTGGATGGCACAGCAGGCGGTATTATCAGAACAAGACAAGCGGGTGCAGTTCAGCCTCTAACTGGTCAGGGTATTGGTGGTGAGATCCAGCCACTGATGAATTATTTAGACCAAATCAAGACTTCAAGAACTGGTATTAGCGAGGCTAGTCAGGGCTTAGATCCTTCTGTTTTACAAAGCACAACCGCTTCGGCTGTAAGTGCGACTGTTAGAGGCTCTCAGCAAAAACTAGAGAGTTACGCAAGAACAATCGCTGAGACTGGAGTTAAGGATTTATTTAGAGGCATATTGCACCTGATATCTGCCTATCAGCAACAGCCTCGTATAGCGAGATTAAGGAATGAGTTTGTAGCCGTTGATCCACGAGAAAGTGATAGTGGCTTTGATGTAATTGTTAACGTAGGGTTAGGAACAGCCGATGACGAACAAAAAATCAGTTTTCTCCAAGCTATTGCACAAAAGCAAGAAACTATTTTGCAGACTTTGGGAGCAGATAATCCAATTTGCAACTTATCTCAATATGTTAATACCTTACGACAAATTACCGAAATTGGTGGATTTAAAGATGCTAATCAGTTCTTTAACCCGCCTCAGGCTGTGCAGATGCAAATGCAAATGCAAGAACAGCAAAAGCAAGGACAAGAAAATCCAGTAACACAAGCTGAGATGCAAAAGGCTCAGGCTGAGATTGAAGCTAAGAAGATGAAGATAGAGGCAGACATTGCACTAGCTAGAGAAAAGGCGAGTGCTGACATTCAGCTTGCAAGGGAAAAGATGCAGGCAGAATTAGAAATGCGAAGGCAGGAATTAAGTATGGAAGCCGAGTTAAGGGTGGCAAAGGCGGTTACTGATGCAGAAATCTCAACAAATTTACCGAGAGCATAATTTTTTAGGAGACATTTTATATTTGGTGGCACATTCAATGACCCACCATCACTATAAGATGCACTCCATAAAAAGAATATTTATCCCGCCAGTTAGGTATGGGCAATATAGAGTTTTCTATTTTGACTCAAAACCAACTGGTGCTTGTACATGGGCATGGGTATCCGATGAGATACTTCACAAACTAAAACATGAAAATTATTTGATACAACCGAAGGATTGGCAGTCAGGTAAGAATTTGTGGTTTGCGGATTGGGTTAGTCCATTTGGAAGGACAAGGGAAATGGTTCGCTCTATGAGGGAGTTTATCACAAAGACCTATGGGGCAAATGTAAAAGGTCAATGGTACAGACCATCAAAAAGGAAAAATGGCTATGCGTTTTCAAATAAAAAAATTACTTGAGGGATTTGATCCTGCCGATCTTATAGAGCAGTCAATGTATTGCTTTGGATCTGAT